CGAGTGGACGCCCGTTGGTGCGCCTGGCGGTATGAGCTATGACGATTACGCTTGGCTGGTAGCTGCGGTATGCAAGGAATTCATGCAGTACCCCAACTTCGAAGGGGTAGGTGCTGCTAACGAGCCTCATAACCGAGGCGAAAGCGACTTCAACGTCGAGCAAGGCTACAAGGCCAACGTCCAGAAGATCGTTGATGCATGGCCCAGCAAGACGCACAAGCTTCACCTGTGTGGATGTGGATACGCCACAACCCGCAACTGGGTGGCCGTATCGAGCTGGATGGCATCGATCAAGGATCCTCATAAGGTTATTGTCTTCGAGGGTCACAACTACCTGGATGGAAATACGGGTGGTGGTGGAGCCTGGGCTAATCGCAATGAGCAGATCCCGGAAGGCAACTTCATCAAGATGGTTGAAAGCTGGGTGAAGTGGGGCGAAGACAACAACGTTGCCCTGTTCATGGGTGAGCATGGCTATCCATCGGGCAATACCTCAGCTGAGAAAGCCACAGCTAAGGGTCTTGATTACCTGATCAGCAAGCGCGTGCCGTCTGCCCAGTGGGAGTATGGCCCAGGCATCCCTAACGGTGATGTGCTTGGCCTATCCGATGACACCTTCGCCTACAAGGCCAGCCGAGTGCCAACGGTTGATCGCGCCAGCAAGACCACCGACAAATGGGGGCCAAGAGCCTAGGTGAAGGCCATGACACAGTGGAAGGTAACAACAGACGACAATGATGAGCGGATCGTAGAGGCTGACTCTGTCGTCTGGCGTGGCCGCCTAGCAACCTTTTACTGCGGCGCGGAAGAGATTGAATACTTCTACGGCGTGGTATCGATTCAAAGGGTTATAGAGTAATGACAACAAAGCAGCCTGATTGGGAGGCGATTGAGCGCGCCTACCGGGCAGGTTTGCTCTCAATCAGAGAGATAGCCTCCAACCATGGAATTACGCACGGCGCGATAAACAAGCGGGCCAAGCGTGATGGATGGGAGCGAGACCTAAAGGCCAAGATCAAGGCAAAAGCCGATGCGCTGGTATCCAAGCGCGCGGTATCCACTGAGGTATCCACCAAAAGGGCGGAAACCGAAAGGGAGATCATTGAGGTTAACGCTGAAGTCATTGCGAACATTCGCATGGCTCATCGTGGTGATATCGCTCGCGGTCGTCGATTGACCAACAAGCTGCTAGATGAGCTTGAGTCGATGACAGATAACCGCGACCTATTCGAGCAGCTCGGCGAGCTTCTCCATGATCCAGACGACAACGGGATGGATAAGCTGAATGACCTGTATCAGAAGGTCATCGCTTTGCCCGGTCGATCCAAGGTCATGAAGGAGATGGCTGAGACACTGAAAACCCTTGTCACTCTGGAACGTCAGGCCTACGACCTGGATGTGAAGAGCGGCAGTAACGATGCAGACGAGCTATCTAAGCTGATGGATGAGCTGTCTAAGGAAGCCTAGCGATGAAGCCCGAGCATCTGAAATTGCTACGGGATAAGCTATGGCGACTGAACAACCTGTACTTCATCACTGATAAGCAGGGTAAACAGACCCGCTTCAAGATGACCAGCGAGCAGCTGGAGTACTTCGAAGGCCTGCATACCCGGAACATTATCCTCAAGGCCCGCCAGCTTGGCTTCACGACTGAACAATGCATCATCCAGCTGGATGCGGCGTTATTCGAGTCAGCCAAGTGCGCCTTGATCGCTCATACCCTGAATGACGCCAAGCGCCTGTTTCGGGAGAAGATCAAGTACGCCTATGACCATCTTCCCAAGGAGATCAAGGCAGCCAACCCGGCAAGCAATGATGCTGCAGGTGAGCTGGTGTTCAGTAAGGGTGGATCGCTGTACGTCAGCACCTCATTTCGAGGCGGTACGCTGCGTTACCTGCATGTGTCCGAGTTCGGGAAGATCTGCGCCAAGTACCCTCACAAGGCACGCGAGATCGTCACTGGTGCGTTTGAGGCCGTAGCCGCTGATTGCTACGTGACTATCGAATCCACTGCGGAAGGTCGGTCAGGGTACTTCTTCGACTACTCACAGAGCGCCGAGAAGCAGGCTTTGACTGAGCAGCCGCTTGGCCCGCTGGACTGGAAGTTTTTCTTCTTCTCCTGGTGGAAGAATGACCAATACTGGCTTGAGCCCATAGGGGCTCTACCACAGCGCCTGATCGATTATTTCGCTGATCTGAAGGGTAAGTACGGGATTGAGCTGAACGAAGGTCAGAAGGCTTGGTACGCGGCCAAAGAGAAGACGCTAGGCGAGGACATGAAGCGGGAATACCCGTCGATCCCTGCCGAAGCCTTCCAGCAGTCAATCGAGGGTGCTTATTACTCCAAGCAGTTCGCCAAGCTGTACGCCAACAAACGTATCGGCCAGCTGCCAGATAACAGTCATCAGCCGGTAATGACCTTTTGGGATATCGGCGTGGGCGACTCGACGGCGATCTGGTTCGTTCGAGAGGTGGGCAATGAGTTTCACGTCGTTGACTACTACGAGAACTCTGGCGAAGGCCTAAGACATTACCTCAAGGTGCTCAAGGATAGGGGTTATACCTATAGCGAGCACTGGGGTCCTCATGACATTGATAACCGTGAGTTCGCCGGTGATGGCCGCTCACGCAGACAGCTTGCCGCTGACGGATACGAGATCGACGGCAAGAAATACAGCATCCGCTTCAATGTAGTCCCCCGACTGGGTGTGGATGAGGGCATCGAACTCGTTCGCGAGGTCCTTCCGCGCTGCGCCTTTGACGAATCCAAGTGCGAGACCGGCATCAACTGCCTGGAAAACTACCGCAAGGAATGGGACGACAAGAAAGGCTGCTGGAAAGACAAACCATTACATGACTGGTCATCGCACGGATCGGATGCGTTCCGTTACTTCGCCGTGGCAACGCAGCGCAGAAAGCCAGTCACCTCAATATCTATGGGATTTGCACGCTGATGTCCGACGTCACATATACAAGGCCCGAGCTGACAGCCGCGCTTAGCCGTTGGCGGCTCGTGCGAGACGTCTGCAAAGGCTCTGAACGCATCAAGGAAAGCAAGAGTTTCTACTTGCCCCAGCCCAACCCGGAAGACAAGAGTGAGGCCAACCGGGCGCGCTATGACTCCTACCTTGCTCGTGCGGTGTTCTACAACGCCACAGGGCGGACTAAGAACGGCTTAATAGGCGCGGTGTTCACTACATGGCCGACGCTCAAGGTTCCCTCTCTGCTCCAGTACGTCAGCGAGGATATCGACGGTCAGGGCGTCAGCATCTACCAACAGAGTCAGGCGGTCATCGGGCATCTGCTCGAAACTGGCCGGCACGGGCTTCTGGTGGACTACCCAGCCATTGAGGGCGGGGCATCGCTTGCTGACATGCAGGCCGGGCGCATTCGGGCTACGGTAACGGGATACAAGGCCGAGGACATCATCAACTGGCGTACCCGTCAGGTAGGTGGTCAGCACGTCCTGTCCCTTGTAGTTCTGAAGGAGCAATACGAGGAAGACACCGCGGATGGGTTCGGTCAGGAGGTCAAAGACCAGTACCGAGTGCTCAGGCTGACCGAAGAAGGTCGATACGCAGTCGAGATCTGGCGGAATGAGGGCGGCTGGAACATCTTTGACGCTCGTGAGCCAACAGATGGTCGCGGCGCTGCCTGGACTGAAATCCCGTTTACCTTCCTGGGATCACAAAGCAACGACGCCAATCTCGACGATGCCCCGCTATACGACATGGCGGAACTGAACATTGCCCACTACCGGAACAGTGCTGACTACGAGGACAGCGCCTATCTGGTGGGTCAGCCTCAGGTCTGGATGTCTGGCCTCGATGAGCAGTGGCGAGACCATATGGAGGAAACCGGGATCTACTTCGGGTCACGTGCGCCGCTGCTGCTTCCCAATGGCGGTCAGGCAGGCATCCTCCAGGCTCAGCCCAATACGCTAGCTAAAGAGGCCATGGACGCCAAGGAACGCCAGATGGTGGCCTTGGGTGCTCGCCTGATCGAGCAGGGTAGTGGAGCCAAGACAGCCACGCAGGAACAGAACGAGAACGCTGCCGAGCATTCGGTTCTCTCCCTGGTCGTCAGCAACGTATCCGAAGCCTACAGCAAGGTGCTGGAGTGGATGGGTCTCTTCATGAATGCCAACGGCAAGATGGAGTACACCCTCAATCAGAACTTTGTCCGCGTACAGATCGATGCGAACCTGCTTGCCAACCTGATCAAGGGCGTTCAGGCCGGGCTGATTCCTCAGTCCGACTTCTGGCGTCAGCTGCGTGACTATCAGCTGATTGACCCTGAGAAGAAGGACGATGCGATCAGAGACGAGCTTGAGACCACGAGCCCAGGGCCAAACCTAGACGACGAGGGTGACGACAATGGCGGCGAATCCAGCGCTGTTTGATGCCACGGTTCGCCATGCCGTCTTACTCGAACAACTCAAGGCCAATGAGGTCGCCAAGTTTGCCCCGTTCCTAAAGGAGCTTGATCGAAAGATCAGGGCCAAGCTGAGCGACCCGGATATCACCGAGTACACGCGCAAGCGGCAGGAGAAGCTGCTAGAACAGGTTGATAGCCTGTTGCTGGGTATCTTCTCCCGCTTCACTGATCAGCTTCAGTTAGATCTGGTTGACCTTGCGATGTACGAAGCCCAGTTCGAGGCATCTAGCCTGAACAATGCTGCGGCAGTGGCTACGGCCAATACCTCGGTAGCGGTGACGTTCGAAGCGGTCCTGCCCGGCGCGGCTGCGATCAAGGCGGCAATCCTGACCAACCCCTTGAGTGTAAGAGGGGTAGACGGTGGAAAGCTGCTTGAGGCCTTCATCCAAGGCTGGACGCAGACAGAACGCCAAAGGGTGGTCGGTGCGATACGTCAGGGCTTCTTCGAGGGCCAGACCACAACGCAGATCATCCAGGCTATCCGGGGTACAAAGGCCCAGCAGTACAAAGACGGCATTCTGGCTATCACCGATCGCAACGCCGCGGCAGTGGTCAGGACAGCGGTTCAGCATGTCGCCAGCCAAGCACGCAATGAGACGCTGAAGGCCAATAGCGATGTAGTGACTGAGGTGGAATGGGTCAGCACACTCGACTCACGCACGACACCAGTGTGCAAATCCCTTGATTCTAGGCGGTTTCCTGTTGATTCAGGCCCTAGACCTCCTGCGCACGTTGGCTGTCGCTCAACGGTGGTAGCCATCACCAAATTTTCGAAGCTATTCAGTCAAGGCGCTACGCGGTCCTCTAAGGGGGCTGAAGGTGGAAATCAGGTCAGTGCATCGCTCAGCTATTACGAGTGGCTTAAAACGCAGCCTGCGAGCTTTCAGGACCAAGCGCTGGGCAAGGCAAGGGCAAAGCTGTTCAGGGATGGCGGATTGAGCGCTGATCGCTTCTCTCAACTCCAGCTGGACAGGAATTTTTCACCGTTAACGCTTGATGAGATGAGGGCGCTTGAGCCCTTGGCATTCGAGCGAGCGGGTATCTAAGCGCAGGCAGGGCCTGCATCACGTCTCAGGGAGACACCATGCTCAAGTATCAATTGGACAGCCTTGAGGGGCTGGAGGCTTCGCTCGTCCCGCTTTATGTCGAAAAGGACGGTAAGTACTACCTCCAAATCGATGGCGTTCCGCAGTCTCAGCCTAACGAAGATGTCACCGGGCTCAAAGCCAAGGTGGAAGAACTCCTGGCTGAGAAGAAGGCCGAGGCCAAGAAGCGACAGGAAGCCGAAGAGGCAGCCAAGCGCGCAGCCGAGGAACACGCCCGCAAGACAGGCGACGTCGATGCCCTTCAGAAGTCCTGGGAAGAGAAGTACACCAAAGCGCTGACCGACAAGGATCAGACGGTTCTCTCTCTGCAGGCCCAGATTCAAAAGCTGACCGTAGGCGCTACCGCAGCATC